AATGGTATGCAACTCACTACTGCTATTGAGGACTTTGAATACACTAAGTGGCTAGACCCAGAAGGGGTTCCGTGCTATATTAAAGATAAATAAATTGGAATATATTTAAAAGTCATGGCATTCAAAGGTACAGCAGGGAAGTCTTCTAGTGGAGCATCAATGTCTAAGTATGATGTTGAAGTAGAAGCAAGACTGCAAAAATTAGAATCTCATACCCATGATGGTATAGATGGTAGTGAGTTACAGGGTTTGAAGAAAGCAATTTTTGAGAATTCATTTCCTGCGGCAAGATTTGCTACATTGGAGAAAAAAGTTGATAAACTTGTTGCGATAGTAAATGCAGAACTACATCCAACAGTTAGAGATGAAAACGGTTTGCCGGTTCCTATAGATTGGGAAGAATAATTTGTTATGAAAATTGGATTTAATTGTAGTTCCTGTGATTTATTTCATGCTGGCCACGTAACCATGATGAAGATGGAGAAGCAGATGTGCGACTATTTGATAGTTGCACTGCAAGTGGACCCAACTATAGATCGTCCTGGTGTAAAGAATAAACCAACTCAGTCTGTGTATGAACGTTATGTTCAGTTGCAGGGTTGTAAATATGTTGATGAGATTCTTGTGTATGAGACAGAAGCAGACTTGCTTAACTTGATTCAAACTCAGACTATTCATATCAGATTTCTGAGTGAGGAGTATAAAGATAGAGACTTTACTGGGAAACAGTATTGCATTGATAATGGAATTGAGTTATACTTTCATATGAGAAGACATCAATACTCTTCTACCGAACTTAGAAACAGAGTCTATGAGCTTGAGAAAGCCAAGAGAGCTGAGAAGGTAGAGGAAAATATCGAACAGTATTCTCCTGAACTTTTGAATAAGTATTTTGATGGAAGCGAAGAAAACTAATTTAAATGATGCGTGGGTCCTTACCACTCCTCGTTTTGAGGATGAGAGAGGATTTTTCTTAGAATCTTTTAGTCTTCGAGAGTTTCAAAAGGCTATTAGAGCACCTTTTGATTTTGTGCAAGATAATCATTCTAAGTCTACTAAGGGGGTTTTAAGAGGTCTTCATTATCAAAGGGAACAAGCGCAAGGAAAGTTAGTTAGATGCACTCAGGGTGCCGTCTATGATGTGATTGTGGACCTTAGAAAAAGTTCTCCCACCTTTGGAAAGTCATTTGGTATTGAACTCTCTCAGAATAATGTTATGCTATGGGTTCCTAAAGGATTTGCTCATGCATTCTATACTCTTAGTGATTACGCAGAGTTTGAATATAAGTGTACGGATTATTATCACCCAGAGTCTATGGAAACATTGATGTGGAATGATCCTGATTTGAATATAGAATGGCCTTTTGAATCGGATCCTAATAAAACAAGGTATGGTGATCCTATTCTGTCTGGTAAGGATAAGGTAGGTAAATCATTTAAGGATTGTTACAAGTATGAGTAAGCTTTCTGTTTATGGTGCTACTGGTTTTATTGGTGGTACTTTCTGTGATCTATATCCCGATGAGGTTATTAAAATCCCACGGGAAGAAAGGAAGCCGCAATCAAAAGATATAATCTATTTCATTAGCACTACTACTAATAGTCATGTCTTTAAGGATTTGCATATTGATATAGATACTAATCTTACTGTGTTAGCAGATGTATTAGAACACTGTAAGGATAAAGATATTACTTTTAATTTTGTAAGTAGTGCATTTGTATATGGAACAGATGTAATTGATGCTAAAGAAGGAGACCCTTGTGAACCAGGAGGGTTTTATTCCATTACTAAGAGATGTGCAGAACAGTTATTGATTTCTTATTGTAAAACCTTTGGTGTGAAGTATCGCATCATGAGGATTGCTAATGTCTATGGTGATGATAAGACTGTTTCAGCACAGAAGAATGTTCTTAAGTTTCTAATTGGATTGATGAAGGAGGACAAACCATTGACTCTTTATGATGATGGTATGCAACTCAGAGACTATATGCACGTCAGTGATATATGTCGTGCAATGAAATTGGTAATGGAAAGAGGATGGCCAGATTCTATATGGAATATTGCTGCAGGAAATCCCTTACCATTTAAAACTATTATGGAAAAGGCAAGAGATTACTTGGGAAGTAAAAGTGAATTTAAATATGTAGATTATCCTGAGTTTAATAAGGTTGCTCAGGCATATAATTATTCTGTTAATGGGGATAAGTTAAGAAATTTAGGATTCAAACCACAAATATCTTTTGACGAGGGGTTGAAATCTTTATGTTCTTAAGGTAGACTATATACTATAGAGATGAATGGACTATGAGTGAGTATAAAAAGACTGCGCTTGTTTTAGGTGCCGGTGGAATGATCGGTAGTCATATGGTCAAGTATCTTGTGGACAAAGGATACTGGGTGCGTGGTGTTGATGTAAAAGAACCTGAATTTTCAGAGACTAAAGCACATGAATTTGTGATTGGAGATCTCCGTAATGTAGAGTTTGTTACGAGAGTCCTTGAGTTCAAAGGATATCAAGGTAATTTTTATAATGATATACCTTACAGGATGATAGATTGTTTTGATGAGATCTATCAGTTTGCTGCTGACATGGGAGGTGCAGGTTTCGTTTTCACTGGTGAGCACGATGCAGATATTATGCATAACTCAGTGACTATCAATCTTCATGTTCTTGATGAAGTACGTAGGATGAATGAGAGACTGGATAAGTATGAACCAGAACATCATCCTAAGAAGCAACCAAAGATTTTTTATAGTAGTTCTGCTTGCATGTATCCTGAATACAATCAAGTAGAACCAGACAATCCTAATTGTAAAGAGGATTCAGCATACCCTGCAGCACCGGATTCAGAATATGGATGGGAAAAACTTTTCAGCGAACGTCTCTACATTACTTTTAATAGGAACTACGGTATTCCTGTTCGCATTGCCAGGTATCATAACATCTTCGGACCCGAAGGAACTTGGGAGGGAGGAAGAGAGAAGGCACCAGCAGCAATCTGCCGCAAAGTGGCTGAACTCCCGCCGGAAGGTGGATCCATCGAGGTGTGGGGAGATGGCCTACAAACTCGTTCCTTCTTGCTCGTTGATGAATGCGTCGAAGCAACCTATCGATTAATGCAATCAGACTTCATGGGACCTGTTAATATTGGTTCGGAGGAGATGGTAACCATTAATGAGTTGGTAGACATTGCTGCGAGGGTGGCCAATAAGAAGGTAGAGAAAGTACATATTGAGGGACCTCTAGGAGTGCGTGGTCGTAACTCTGACAATGAACTTATCCGTGAGAAACTTGGATGGGATTATTCTATTACCCTTGAAGAAGGAATTAAAAAAACCTATGAGTGGATTAGGTGGCAAATTAGTAAGAAGATTTATTCTTGACTTTTCTTCTTATCCCTGTTAACATTTCTGTGTAATCATTTAAAATTATGTCTGAATATCCTGATTCTTTTTGGAAACATAGTAAACTTCTGGATCAATGTATAGGCAATAAAGCCAAGATTAAACTGTTGATTCTTGATGTTGATGGTGTTCTGACTGATGGAACTAAAGTATATACTGAGAAACATGAACCAGTATATAAAAGATTCCGTTGCAAAGACTTTACTGCAATTAAGAGATTTGTAGCAGCAGGGGTAAAGGTTATTATGTTGTCCGGTGATAACTGGAATGCAGAGATGGCAAAGCAAAGAAATATTCCTTTCTATTGCACTCGTGGATCTGATTTGGGATTGGATAAGTCAGTATACTTAAGTCATCTTGAGTCACAGTATGATGTGAAGAGAGAGAATATGGCATTTGTTGGAGATGATTACTTCGATCTTTCTATGTTCAAGACATTGTTCTGGACTTTTGCTCCATCAGATTCTCCAAGAATAATCAGACAGAATTGTTTGTATCTTCTTAAGTCCAAGGGTGGTCAAGGAGTTGTTCAGGAACTCTATGATTTCCTTGTCGGTAAGGGTATTGTTACGGACGCACCTGAACAAGCAGTTGCAGATCTTGATAAAGCAGAAGCATCCAGTGCAGCGATGAAATAATGTGCAAAAGTGTTACCCTATATGGGCATCTTACGGTTGATAGAATATTAGTTGGTTTTAAAGAGACTCCTTCTCTTGGTGGAATCGCTAATGTATGGTCGGGATTAGTGTC